ATGACTTACCAATGCCTGGATAGGCAAGAAAGATACCAAGTTGACCTGGCATGATTCCAGATGGGAGATAATTATCAAATCCTGGCAGGCCAGTTTTAATACCTATCTTGCCTAACTTTTGTTCTTTACGAACGCTTTCAAAATATGCAATAGCAGAATTAATGTCTGTTGCATCAATATCACGTATTGTTGAGGTGTTCTTTTTTAATTCTGCTGTTTTTGATATTAAATTGCTAAGCGCTAATGTTCCATTCCCAGCCTGTACCTCTGAGGCTGCAGACCTAAGTATTTCTTTTATGCTCTCGTTTAAATACTCAACCTGTAACTCTTCTAAATGGTGCTTTGTAGATCCAATGTCTTTTTCTGGTACAAAGTCTCTAAACTTTTCTACAACCAAAGAAACTGGTGGCACTGAACCATTTGTTTCTGTATACCTGCGAACGAATTGCCACACATCTGTATGGGTTCGCATAATGTTTTCTACATTGGCTTGTAACAATACATGTATTTGTTTATCATTAAGAAGTGCAGAAATTAATTTAGATTCTGTATTAATCACCCAACCACTCCTTAGCCTTTTTTCTACGTTCTTTTCGCTCTTTTAGATCTTGTTCTATAATAATTCTACCACGAAGCAAATCTTCTGCGTTATAGGCAAAGTTATTCCAAGAAGGATTTTTTGATATGTCAAAATAGTATGCTAATAATTCGTAACACTCTTGTATGCCGTATGATTCTATTAATGCATCGGCAGCCCACTGTTCAACATTTAAGTTAATGTTTGACTTTGTTTCGTATCTTTGCAAATGCAGTTTGTTGTACCGACTAAGCAAAGCCATGCGGTCTTTGCGTTCAGCCATATTACTCTGAAGCCAACTCTGCCTTTGCCTCGTTTACCTTTTCAATCAGTTGAATTTCAACCATTTTGTAAACACGATCTTGTGCTTGTTTAATATCTTCGTCATTACGAACAAAATCGGTAACACCAAGATCAACTCTTAATGATTCAAAGTTGCCAAGGTTTAATGTATAACCAAGTACTGCTGATACTTTTGCTGTGCTCTCTGTTTCCACTGCCCCTCCCAAGGACTATATTTTTTCTGACCAGACTGGAATAAATCTTCCATCCTCTGTTCTCGTATATGTAAGTATACCATCGCCAATTCTGCGTGTCAATTCTTGAGTTGTTGGCGTAGTTGAATTTGTAATTAATTTATCTTTTCTAGGCCTGCCTAAATGATAACTAGCCAGTATATCACGTATTTCTTTTACCTGCAACTCAGAATAATATGCTCTAATTTGCCAACCACGCTCACCATTTATTTTAGCACCAGTTGGCGGAGGAATGACTCCTCGTTTTATTAATGATGGAAAATATTTACGATGCCTATTGACAAGTTGAGCAGTTTCTGATACAGTAAACGCCCTTTGTCTGTTTTTTCTAAAATCAGATCTTAAACAAGTTTCTAGTCTATCTTTAGTAATATTAAAAATAGTTATCATGCCCGTAGATCTAGAACTGTGATAAAAACGAACAAGGTCATTATTAATAAACCAAATTTTTTTGTTGCCTTTAATTACAGGCTTACTATTATAGCCTTTGTTCTCAATACTTCTTGGTCCATAAGCCATGCGCCCTCCTTACTATCAGATGGGGGATGAAAAAATCTCCTACTTCCACATACTAAGCAGTATATTTCTAAATGTATTTGGCTAGAATACTGTCTATCAATAAACATTCTGCCATTGCACTTTCTGCAACGAAGAATCAAAAATTACCCCTTAGTTTGAAATACCTACAGCAATAATATTTACAACAAGAGAAAGATCTCCAGATGCTCCAAACCTAACAGTTCCTTCAACTCTTGAAGTAGTTACAGATTTTAAAATCACATTTACATTTTGTCCAGCAGGAGTATTTCCTATATTTACTGCTGTTGCCGTAGCGATTGGTGGAAACTTATAATCTGATTTAAAATCATATGCAAAAGGTTTTTCGTTTCCAGCGCTTACAGTTGAATTATTTGCAACCTCAACAAACCCTCCTGCAACTTGGATTTCAGAGGTTTTTAAGTTTTGCTTTCCAGCACTTACTGTGTCTATCGTGCTATTTTTGTAAGTGGCAGAAGATACTTGAGTAGCAACATCATTAATGGTTTCAGCCAACTGATAAATGTATGTAACATCTAAGGGTTGACCTCGTTCTGGTAACGGTATTTTAGCCATTTTGCTCCTTTATTTAATTATACCAGTTATACGCTGGTTATGTCAGATTCCCAAATTTCAAGTGCTGCATTTCTGACTCTTGCAGTACTTGCTATTTGTATAGCAACACGAACGGTGCTACTTGCTTCATTTACAAATGTATAAAAATGACTTGCAACCGTTGCGTAATACATGTAAGCATCAGAATCAAACTTTACAAAAACATCATAGTTTGGTCTATCTTCTTCATGCCCCCATGCAGCAGTAATAAGTGGTCCGTTTACAACAAGGTCTCCTTGAACGGATTGTGGTTCAGTAGAATTAACTGTAAAAACTGGAGACCAATGCGATAATCTATTTTTATCTTCTGATATTATTCTAAATCTAATAGAATAAGCATTGTCGGACTCTACTGGTGGAAGGTCATTTTTAAGAATTCTTAATATTTTATTTGCCATTATGTTACACCTATTGAAAATCTAAACTCAACATAATTGCTAGTGTTTGGAGCCTTAACAATTGCTTCTGCCTCCGCATTTTTAACAACCGTATATCCAGTCATACCGTAAAGAGGATTATTTGTTGATGTGTTTTCTAGTCTCATTGCATCTAGTGCAACATAATAATCATCTGTTGGTGTATCAGAAACTTCAACAGAGGCATATATTTTTCCTATTGTTACTGAGTCCCATGTAAAGTCAGCGGTATAAATAAGTTCTTGAAGTTCTTTTGTTACTACGTAGTATCTATTTGTAGTAAAATCAAAATCACCTTCGCCATCTTCGGCCTCAACTTCAAACCTAGCATACTCACCATCTGCACTCGCAAATTCAACTAAAATTTTAATTTTATCTGGAGTTGAAGCAGACTCTCCATCTTTACTTATTATTGAAAATGCAAATCTTAGTTCATCTGTTGGAGCATTTCTTGTAAAATCGACAGTAAGTCCAGTTTTTTGTATATAATTTGATCCAGCCTCAATAGTAAAACCAGAAGTAGCAGATGTAAGTTCTGCAGCATCACCCTTTATCATAATAATATTATTAAAAAACCTACAACGTTCATATCTTTCTGATCTATCTTCATTAAAGAAAATAATGTTGTCGGCATTTGTTTGAAATACTGTGTCTGTAATAGCAATTATGTCATCGTCTTCTGGAGAATCTAGTGGTTCTGCATAAGACTCTATTTGTACAACAGATGTAGATGAGTTGTATTGCCAGCCCTCTCCAGTAGTAAAAGCAAAAACTGTTTTACTGTCATATGCTCCAGCGGACGGATTTGTTCCAGCGGAATACAAACCAACCTCTGTTATTTCATATCTTTCTTCTGTTGGCAATTCTGCTGTAAGTACTAGTTTAGTTATATTGCTTTCTGTTACAAATCCCCTGGAAGAAATAGGAACACGAAACATTTCAAAATCTAGGTTTTCTTTTCCAGAGTAGTTTCCATATGCATCTGCTGTTTCTAGGGGCTGTGGACCGCAGCCAACGGCTATATATGACGCATAAGCGGGGGCCTGACCAAGCAGGTACTTCCCAATAATATTTTTACCAATATCAGTTATCATGATTCATCAAACTCCGCCTCATATATTGTACCACTTACGCTGATCTGAACCTCTAATTGTTCATCTGGCTCTAGATTAACTAATTCTATAATGAGGTCTCCTGTACCCTCTTCTATGTAAACATAAGCCCCATCTGGACCAGTGCCATCTCCCTCTCCTAGAAGTTTTGATTCTAATTTAATTGGAAAATTAAGAAAATACTTATCAGAGGTATCTTGAAGACTAACAATATTATTAGGATTATACTGTTGTTGAATTGTTGTAAGGTTTTTTATTGGTTTATAAGAAAGAGTTTGTCCGTTTACTGTATCATTACGAACAATATTTATTAATTCCTGACCGCCAATATCTTCAAAAATTAAATCTTGCATAAAATCAATATTAATAGCATCTTGATCAATTACTAACGTATCTATTGGTGCTGTTTTAACTGGAATAACTACTTTTGTTGGAGTTATTGTTGGTGGTGGTACTGTGGGTGTTGGGGATGGAACTGTATTAGCAATCAAATTGCCTGAAAAAAAACCGCCTGTACCACTTGTTCCTGTGCCAGATGTTGTAGATCCGCCACTTGTTACTACTTTTTTCCCTCCAGTTAGAGGATCAATGTCTGGATTAGCAGCAAAGAAAGCATTTGCTTGTGCTTGTAGTCTGGCAGATGCCGCTTCACCAGCAGTAGGGGTTTTTTTAGCAGTAGGGGTTTTTTTAAGTAATTCTCTAAAAGCACCGCTTGAGTCTGGTACTTTCATATTTCTTTGTACCGAAACCCTTCTATTTTCTCTATCGGTTTCATAATCTTTTGGTGTCATTTTATACCTCTACCAAATAAACTGTCATTGATGGTCCTTCTGTATTTCTAACATACTCTATATTATATATTACAAATCTTGTATCATCTGGTGTAACCAAATCTAAATCATTGTTATCTTTATAGTCTACAGTTACTATATCTCCAATTTGTAAGGTTGGAATAGCAAACATATTGATTCCTATTGTTTTTTTAGGATCTTTGGTTTTATTAATAATCCAACCTAACAATTCTTCTGCATCATCTTGTGTCTGTATGTAAGGACTTTCTAAAGAAAATTCATTTTTACCATAAATTAATCTACTTAGTTTTATCTCATCATATCTAGATCTTTCTACCAAAGAAGAAATTGTAGTTGAATCACCTTGAAACTCTGGATCAGATAGGTTACTTTTCTTTTTAAAGTATTCATCTACAGATAATTCATGAGTGGTATCTTGAGTAAATGTAACTCCAAGAATTCTTAAGTAGTTACCGCTAGTACTATCTAGATTTAAAAATGAATCTGTAACATTAAATATTAAAAATTCTGCTCCATAAGAATTTGCTCTAAATCCAGATACTGCATAGCCTTTTATTCTGTTAAAAGTAGGTGCTAATCTTGCATATAAGGCAGGGTATGCACGATCATACCTAACATCAAAGTAAGCACATTCACGCATAATAGTTCCAAATTCATCAAAATATAAAAAATACTTAGGCGGTTCTTGTGTGCTTATACCAGAAAGATGTGTGGCTTGAATCATACCGCTCATTCCATACTTTCTAAATGATTCTGTATCGTCTACTCTAATATCTGAATATGAGGAAAATAAAGTTTCTCCAGTTGCCAAACCCGTATTTTGAGTTTGATTTGGCGATAATGCAAAAATATTTTCAAACATACATCTTGAAGATCCACGAACAAACAATGCCATATTATTATAAATTGGTAGAGGATCTTTATCATCTACTATTTTAATTAACTTATTGTTGATGTATAAAAAGAATCTACGAGTATTACCTATATCTTGATATTCTACAGATAAATCATATACGGTTGGGTTTTCTTCAGCAGCCACCCTGTTCTGTCCAGTAAATCTTCCATCATCAATTAAAATATTTGACAGACCACCATAAAGTTTAATTGGTATAGCATTGTTATTTGAAGAATCTTTTTTAATTTTATAAAAGAAAACATTATTAATAGAAACTTCTACTTCTTGTGTTTTAGTATTACGTTTTAAATATTGCTCAATGTTATTTTCTGTTAAAGCAACTATTTCAAAATAATATCCGTTATTAGTTTCTGGATTTAATAAAACTGCTATGCCACCACTACCACCGCCAATGCTTGTGTTTTGATTTGTTGATGTATTTGTTACTTGAAAATAGGGAATGCTACCTGTTGGAGTTTGTCCCCGCACTTCACTATTTTCAATTTTTCCTACAATTCTCATTCTAGTTCCAAAGTGTTTGAAAGAGTTTTCTAAATTTTTATAAACATAAGAAACAAAGTTAATTGGAGTATCTGTAGTTTTAAAAGATGGACCATTCATTATAAGTGCAGAAGATTGTATAGTTCCAGACTGAGTTGTTTTTAAATTATTAACTTGAGTTTCTGTCAAATAATTTGTTGCTAAAAAGTTTTTTATAATCCCATTTCTTGTTGTTTGTTTTGCTAAATCATTATTTTGACCTGCTGGACCAGTGGTTGTAGATGGTAAGGAAATATCACTATCTAAAGTTGTGGTAAATAAAAATTGACTTTGCATATTACAGCCACGAATATTATCATTGTTTGTCCAATAACTATTAATTCCAGCGGTGTGTTCAGCAATTTTTGTTCCAAATTGTGCACGACCATGTTGAAATACTGCACCAGGCTTCATTCTAGTATTTCCATCAATAGTTTCAAAATATGGCAAAGAGTATATTCTTACAAGACCTGTTGGATATATTTTTCCGTTAAATGGCAGGGAAGCAAAATATCTTTGATACTCTTGATTGCTACTAATAAAAACGTTTCCAGCACCTGTAATATTAAACTGAACAGCATCAAACCTTATAATCTCACCATTTGAGTACAGATATCCTTGATATCTTGGTAGCCAATATACTCCTTCTCCCATGTCTATTGTGTTATTTTTAACTACCCCGTTTTCAACTATGGGCAGATTAGATGTAAGCGTTGAATTAATTGGCACCGCTGACAATCCGTAAGTGCTAGATTTTTGTGCAGCAGAATTAACAGTTCTTGTTATTTCTGTTCCAGAAACCTCCCAAAGTAGGGCTGGTAAATAAATCCAACTTCTTTCGTATTCTCTTTTATTCATTTGTTCCCTAAGACCTGTTGTTCTTTGTATATACCTAGTTGTATAATTTATTTTGCCATCATTATAAATTTTTTTATCTTGTGCTGCTATAGATAAAATGTTTGGCAGGTTGCCAGAAGGTAGGTTATTGACAATTCCATTGTTGGTTTGATTGTTTGTTCCAGATAATACAAAATCAGTTTCTCTATCATCTGCATCTGGCAATAAATAATTTTTAGTCATTACAACAAAATTATTATACTCGTCAAAAAACATTGCACTTTGTGTTGCAACAGCAAGTTGAGTTAATACTTGGGCAACATTTTGATCTGGTGCAACGAAAAAATAAGGAATGATAGGGTCAGATTCATCTGTTACTCTTCTAAAAATATAATTAGAAAATCCAATGTAGTCTAATAGAGTACAGATAGCCATACTTAAAGATGTTTGAGTCATTAATAATGATGGTGCTGGCATAGATTCTAAGAAAAAGAAAAAATCTCTTAGACTTAATGACACTGTAGCACCTGTAACATCTGCTTGTGGAAATCCTTCAGAATATAAAGTTTTAATCGGAACATAATAATCAAAATCATCAACGTTAATAATTTTTTCGTAAAAATTAAACTTGATATTTTTTCTTAAATAATCTGAAACAATGCTATCTGTATTGTTATCATTAAATGCCTGATCGTTATCAAAAATATTTAATTCTCCGTTTGATGCCAATAATTCTCCAACTGGTATTGAACTGTTGCCCAAATCTGATAACCTTTTTGTTACTCTGTAATCAGTAACTTTATCAGAAATATCTACAACTAATCTTGGAGAAATTTCAATTAAATCAAATGTAGAATTTAGTTTGTTCATAGTTTCTACTACAATACGCAAACCTTTTAAATATTGAAACTCTCGATATTTTGTAAGACCATCAGTATTATCTAAAAATGATGCTGGAGAGGTTAAGTCTTTAACAAAGTTGGTTTGATTAGTTATAGTTTCTGATCCCAGGGACCAACCATAATTTGGTGCAAAAGTTTCATATTCTTCTCCAGTCCAAATATAAAATGTTCCAACATCATTTTCATTTTCAACAATTAAGTATGCATATCCAGTTATGTTTATATCTGGAAGCAAAGTATCAGAAGAAAGTTCCTCTGCAAAAATAAATATATCTTTATATGAACTTGGAATAATCAATCCATATTCTAGTTCTACATATCCATCAGGCCCTATAACTGCAGTATTTTCGTCATCATCTCTTGTGGTAAACTCATTAACTACATAAAGATTTGTCCAGTTATTTTCAATTAATCCTTGAATTTTCCATCTAACGGGTGTAGTTTTATTTGAATTGCCAAATAGAGGATCGTCAATGCTTCCTGTGCTTGAAGCAAATGGTCCAAGATCTACAGAACCAACATTGGTCTGTGTTTTAAAAACAATTCTATTTGTAGGAATATTTTCTTTATAAACAACAAATGGCACGGCATCTTCTATAAAATATAAATCATTAGATGGTCTATTGGCTACGCCATATTCATTTCCGTCTTCTGTTCTGTAAGATGTCCAATATTTAAATTGATCATATTTTGAAGGCATGTAATATCTTGGTCTTTCTGCGAGTCTGGCTCCAGAATTTGCTAATTTTCTACCAGACATATACAAAGCCTTATTAATTCCAGATCTAGGCCTAAATGGTTTTAAACAGTCTTCTAAAGAATATATCATTTTCATTTTATCTTTAGTTAAAGTAAACTGTTTTGGTGTGTTATCATCCTCAAAGCCACCTTCAATTACAAGATTTGCATCTGTTGCTCCAGTATAGTAATTGCCCTCATCTAATTGGTCAAAAGTAGATGGCAGGGTGCTATATATAGAGGTGGTTGTAATAGGACGATATCTATAGTTTCCTATTTTAAAAATATTATCTGGCATATTCATATTCCACTCAGCCAAAATAAGTGATTTAATATTTATTGTTGCAGATGTTTCAAGGTGAGTTTTTAATTCTTCACTTACAAACATTTTAAACTTCTTCCAAAGTTACCGATATATTCCACATGTCAAAATTGTCACCGCCACGTTTTACTACAGAATAATTAAAGTCTGCAAAAAATACTTGAATAAGTTGATTGTATTGATCAAGATGAGCAAAAGAGTTATCCACAACCTCTCCATCCACTTTAAAGTTTGCGTAGTTATCATATGCTAAATACATCCAAAATGGTCCTGTGTGACTGTTATACCAATCTAATATTGCCACACCACCAGCACCACCATCTGCAGTAAACTCTTCAGAATTATTATTTTTATACGGAGAAATACCAGTATCTTCATCAAAATCTGCAACTTCATAATAAGATCTCGACGGCAACATGCTCCAAGAAAAATTAATTTGGATTTTGTCTGCTATATGATAAGAACGCATACGACCATTAATTGTGCGTTTGCGCTGCTCAATTCTTTGAGGGGTAAATGAAAGTTCACTTCTGTTATGATCAGATAAAATAATAAATTGATTTAATAAGTCTGGGTCTGTTTCTGCTGTGTCCGCTCCAACCTCAAAACCATTGGGCACGTAATATCCATCTGTAAGTGTTCCAGAATTATTAGACCACAATACCGCTTGAGGTCTTTGATATCTTTTTCTACCAGTTAAATATGCAGAGGTTGTCATGAAACTCTTTGTCCCCTAATTCTTTGTTTATCCAAATATTTTATTTCATCAATTACTGCTTTTGCTATATTGTTTGCAGATGAGTTAGTTCCACCAACATTAATTCCAACGTTATAATTATACACTGCTGTAGAATTATCGCTAACTGAAGTTTGACTTGGTGATACCCTGCTGGCAGAATAAGATGGACCAATCATTGATGGGTACTTGGACTCATTTATCATCGAAAGCAGTGGCAAAAATTGTTTAGTTGAGGCTCTGTTTACTACAAACTCTCCAGGAGTTAGCATGGCTGGCACGGTATCAGAACCAATTGATCTAAATCCTCCATTTTTCATATATGGAATTAATCCACCAAATGGCATGTATGCAATTTGACTTCTACCGTCTGAATTCATAGGTGGAGTTGTTCCACCATAAGTCATAGGAATTATTTTTCCACCATACATTTTTGATCTATATAATGCACTGGGTTGATCATATGCTGATGTATAACTACTAAATGGATTTATGCCAGGAAGATTAGGCGTTTTGTTGTATAAATTTGTAATATTTTTCATCAAGCCGTAAATACTTTTTAATTTTGATTCCTGTGCATCAATTGATGAGTTAGCGGCTACTATTTTTGCATTAGTAGATTCCCACTGTTGTTGTGTCTTTCCGAGAAGCGAAATTCCTGAAATGAGATTTACTGTTTCTTTGTTATAAAGGTCTAATCTTTCCCTTGCTTTATTTACTTGTGCCTGAGCGGGGATCAAAGAAGTTTGTTTAATTGAATAAATCTTTTCTTCAAGATCATAATTTTTATCTTGAAGAGTGGTAATTTCCTTTTGTAAAACTTTTCTTTTTTGTTCAAGTAAAAATGTCTGTTGTC